AAGCAGTTTCTCCCAATCCCAACTACACAATGCACAACCGTTGGGGTACAAAAGCATTGGGTTTTGGTGTGTACAATATATCTATTGCGTACAACAATCTTGGCAGATCAACTTGGCAAAAATGGCAACATGATGATGCTGATATCGGTAGTGATTTAAATAATTTTTCAGAACTATATACAACTTTGCGGTTGAATATATCTCGTACTGAAACAAGATCAGCACCGATAGAATATCAGGCCTGGTGCGACCAACATGATTTACCTTGTGTGGGTAACCAAATGCCCCTGGCAAACTTTGACAAACTAGATGAAAATCTGTTACAATACAGGCAACTGTTCTATAAGAATTCACTGATAGAAAATAATTTTATTACATTGGAGTAACACATGGGAAAACCATTTGACGTAAGCAAGTTCCGCAAGGAAATCACTAAGAGCATTGACGGCCTTAGTATTGGATTTAATGATCCAACAGATTGGATCTCAACAGGCAACTATGCCCTGAACTACCTGATCTCAGGAGACTTTAATCGTGGCATTCCCTTGGGCAAGGTCACTGTGTTTGCTGGCGATTCTGGCGCAGGCAAATCATACATCTGTTCCGGTAACATTATCAAAAACGCACAAGAGCAAGGCATCTTTGTGGTGTTGATTGACAGTGAAAACGCCTTGGATGAAGACTGGCTCAAAGCACTTGGTGTGGACACTAGTGAAAGCAAATTGCTCAAGTTGAGTATGGCCATGATCGATGACGTGGCCAAAACAATCTCCACATTCATGAGCGACTACAAAGCATTAGATGCTGAAAGTCGTCCCAAGGTTATGTTTGTGATTGATTCGTTAGGCATGTTGTTGACACCTACAGACGTTAATCAATTTGATGCAGGCGAGATGAAGGGCGATCTTGGTCGTAAACCTAAAGCATTAACCGCACTAGTTCGTAACTGTGTCAACATGTTTGGCTCATACAACGTGGGCTTGGTTTGTACCAATCACACATACGCAAGTCAGGACATGTTTGATCCAGATGACAAGATCTCCGGTGGTCAAGGTTTCATTTACGCTTCGTCGATTGTGGTTGCCATGAAGAAGATGAAACTCAAAGAAGATGAAGATGGCAACAAAGTGTCAGACGTAAACGGCATTCGCGCCGGTTGTAAAGTTATGAAAACACGCTATGCCAAACCCTTTGAAGGTGTGCAAGTCAAGATTCCGTACACAACAGGTATGAGCCCATACTCAGGTCTTGTGGACTTGATTGAAAAGAAAGAAATGCTCAAGCGCGAAGGCAACAGTCTTGTGTTTACCACAAGCGATGGCGAAATTATCAAGAAGTTCCGCAAAGCATGGGAAAAGAACGATGACGGGTGCCTGGACAAGGTCATGGCAGACTTTGGAAATCAGAAAGCCGAGGTAAGTACGCAGGAGGAAACAGCAGATGAGTGAAGCAATAGCAAGTGAAATTTGGGGAGAACTCAAGCGTTTTGTAAACACAGTGGATCGTGCCGAAGCCGCAGAAACTGTGATACAGATCTTGATGGACAATGATTCCGACGTGGAAGACATTCGCGACGCCTTCAAAGGCGACTCTGATATCAAACGTGCGCTAACTGCATACCTTGACAACGACAAGGACTATGAGGCCGAAGACGAAGAAGACGAGTACGAAGAGGAAGAAGAAGACGAAGACTGGGAAAATTAATGCCCGATAAGTTTTTCCCCATCAAAACTGCCACTGCCTGTCAGTTAAAATGGAATTGGAGTACTTTATATTTGTATAAAGGTCGTACCGCTTCGTGTCACAGAACTGGATGGGGTCAAGTCTCTCTTGAGACCTTTGATACATTTCATAATACTGAAAAAAAGCAACAAGAACGACAGTTAATGTTACAAGGCAAATGGCCAGTAGACAGTTGTGGATATTGCAAAAATATAGAAGACGCTGGAGGATTTAGCGACAGGATGTTGCATCTAACTATACCTAATCAATCACCACCAGAATTGGAAACAGATCCAACTGCGGTTGTGATCAGCCCCACTATACTAGAAATATTTTTTAACAATACTTGTAATCTTGCTTGTTTGTACTGTATACCAGAATTAAGTTCTCAGATCAGTCAAGAGAACCGCAAGCATGGTATTTTTAAGCAAGATGGTATTGTACTAGATTGTGAAAATGCTGACCCTGACTATCAACAACGACTAGATAAATTTTGGATATGGATGCGTAAAAATTCGCACACACTCAAACGATTTAACGTACTAGGCGGCGAACCGTTTTACCAAAGCGAACTAGATCAATGCTTGGATTATTTTGAAAATACTCCACATCCAGATTTAGAATTAGGTATTGTAACCAATTTAATGTTGTCTTCAGAACGACTGAACAAGTATATAAATCGTTTTCAATTGTTGGTAACCAATGGAAAACTAAGTAGAATAGATATTACCGCCAGTATTGATTGTGCAGGACCTGAACAAGAATTTGTTAGACACGGAATAGATTTAAATGTTTGGATCAACAATTTTGAATCGTTGTTAACACACAAGTGGCTGACGTTAAATATCAATCAAACAATTTGTTTACTTACAATTAAAACCATGCCTGAACTACTGATAAAATTAACCGAGTGGAGAAAAAAGCACACAATCGGGCACTATTTTTCAGTAGCAAGTCCAGGGCCGTCTTACTTGAATCCAGGTATATTAGGACCCAAAGTATTTTTGCATGATTTTGAAGCAATACTAAATTGTATGGGCCAAGAAACAGAACAAGATAAAATTGCCAGACAATACATGACTGGCATTGCCAACGAAATTGCCAAATCAACCATAAACAAATTAGAATTAAAAAAATTAAAAACTTTTTTAAACGAAAAAGATAGGCGTCGTGGGACAAACTGGAGACATACATTTCCGTGGTTAGAGAAAGAATTAGAACATGTGGTATAGTCGTGTCGTTGCTAGTTTAGGTGCCATACCAGATTTCATTGCTCATTACGAGCGTGAACTTGACGATGCCAAAAAAGATTGTAAAATCTACGGCATAGTTGAAAAAAATATCACAGCCTTACCTGGTATCACTGAGCACAGATTTAATCAACTGCAAGAGATTGAAGCAGTGCTAAACTATCTCAACATTCAACTGCGTAAAATACGTAGAAAGCACTTTCAAAAATATCTAGAAGCCTATGCCCGTGCGCTGACATCAAGAGATGCCGAAAAGTACGTGGACGGCGAAGATGAAGTGATTGATTACGAAACTCTCATAAACGAAGTGGCATATTTGCGTAATCGCTGGTTGGGCATACTCAAAGGACTAGATACCAAACAATGGCAAATGGGCCATGTGGTACGTCTAAGAACTGCAGGCATGGAAGACATCCAGGTGTAAATACCTGCATGAAAATTGTCATAGTAACCGGTGGGTTTGATCCCATACATTCCGGACATATATCTTACCTTAATCACGCTGATCACCTGGGCGATCACGTGGTTGTAGGACTAAACTCAGATGAGTGGCTCACACGCAAGAAAAGTCGCCCGTTCATGACCTGGCGCGAACGCATGGTTGTACTAGATAACTTGCACATGGTCGGGGAGGTGATTGCATTTGATGACAGCGACGGCACAGCCTGCGATGCCATTCGCAAGGTCAAGGAAAAATATCCCAACGATGAAATCATCTTTGCCAACGGTGGAGATAGAACGCCAGAAAACATTCCTGAACAGGTGTTTGACGATGTAGAGTTTGTGTTTGGAGTTGGGGGAGACAACAAAGCCAATTCCAGTTCATGGATCCTAGAAGAATGGAAAAGTCCAAAAACAACCCGAGCCTGGGGATACTATCGTGTGCTACACGAAGTAGGCCATCACGTCAAACTCAAAGAACTTACTGTGGCACCAAAAACATGTTTGAGTATGCAACGGCACGAAAAACGTGCAGAGTTCTGGTTCGTGGCCGAGGGTGAGGCCACTGTGTATACTGTGGATCCGCACTCAACTGATCGTGACTTAATGGCCAGTCCAGCACAGCATCAGTCAACTTGGATCAAATTAAATGAGTGGCATCAATTGTGCAACGAAACGGATCAACCGCTCAAGTTAATTGAAATACAATACGGCGAGAACTGTATTGAAGAAGATATTGAACGCCGATGAAAGACATTATACCAATCTTTGTTGGCTATGATCCACGTGAAGCCATAGCATATCATACTTGCGTAAACTCAATTATTAGAAACGCCAGCCGTCCTGTAAGCATCGTGCCCGTGGCCTTGAACTTGTTTGGGGACTACAACGAAACACATACAGATGGCAGTAATCACTTTATCTACACACGTTTTTTGGTTCCGTATCTAATGAGTTGGGCAGGATCTGCAATCTTTATTGATGGTGACATGATTGTGCGCGGAGATATCTCTGAACTCTGGGCCTTGAGAGACATGAGCAAAGATGTTCAAGTGGTCAAACACGATTACAAGACTCGGATGCCTGTAAAGTATCTAGGAGCCAAGAATGAAGACTATCCTCGAAAAAATTGGTCTAGTGTTATTCTGTGGAATTGTAATAGTTTTCCTAACCGACGACTTACTCCCGACTTTATCCAACAATCCACAGGTAGTTTCCTCCACCGTTTCTCGTGGCTAGAAGATAGTCGCATTGGTGAATTGCCATCTGAGTGGAATTGGTTGCCCGATGAATACGGGCCAAACCCCGCGGCCAAGTTATTGCATTACACACTGGGCACACCATGCTTTCATGAGTTTGCTGACACTCCCATGGCAGATGAGTGGCATAAAGAACGCATACTT